CGGCTACATTTTCGGCAAGAGCGCCTTTGCCGTGCCCGCGCTCGGCGCCCGGGTCGAAACCACCATCACGCCGGCGACGGCGACCGATAGCGACCCGCTCAAGCAGCGGCGGAAGTGCGGGTTCAAGTTCATGACCAAGACGTGCATTCTCAACACGGATTTCTTCCGACGCTTCGAGTGTCAGAGCGCGTTCGGTTGATTCCGATGGGTCGCCCGCCGAAAATCCGTCCGAGCGGCGGCGACGTGCCCGAGCTCGAGCCCGCGCGGCTCGAGCCCGAGGACGTCGCCGCCGAGGCGCTTACGCATCGCGACCCGTTGTCACCCGAGGAGGTCGCGGCGCTCAATCAGTTGTGGCGCGATACCAACCATTACGAGGATGACGAATCCCGGCGGCTCAATCGCACCGCCGTTGCGCGCCTCCGCCGGGCGTCGCATACCGAGATTCATCCCGGCTGTACGCGCGTCACAATAGAAGTGCCCATGCTCCCCAACAAGCAATTTGTGCGTATCAACGAGCAGGCATATTTCGGCACGCGCGAGGTGTGGGAATGCGAGGCGCGCACCATTCTCGAGCTCGTCACGCATGCCCGCCAAGTCGAGGCCGCCCGGTTGAGCGATACCGGCGGCGGCATGCTTGACCTCGATTCGCCCCTCGCCGAGCGCGTGCGGGCGATTCAACGGGCATGATGGCACACGGGAAAGCCGCACGACCGACGCCGCCGTTTTCCGGGCAGCTTGTTCGCGTCACAGGCGAGGGCGAGCAAGTCACCATTGCGTTTACCGCCGCGAGCCCCGCGGAGCTCCTCGAGCGCCTCGAGGCCGCCGGCACGGCCGCCGTCGCCCGCATGCTGACCAACAACGCGGCCGTACTCGCCGCCGGCGACGAGTTCGAGGCGCGGCAAGCGCGCGTCTATCAAAACGCGGTGGCGCAAATACGCCGCGAGCTCGGCATGCCCGACCCGCCAGCGGAGGAGGAGGACACAACCCGTGCCGACAATTCCGCCGGGGCGGTACACGCGACAGAGAATCCGTGACCTCGCGTTAAACCGCGCGGGCAACCGCGCGCTTGACGCCGACGCCAAGGATTTTCTGTCGCAACACCTCTATGAGCTCTACACGCTCGCCGACTGGCCGTTTCTCTACGTGTCGGCGCCGCTTGCGATTACGGGCGCGAGCGTGGCGTTGCCCGACGATTTCGTCACGCCGCAAGATGATCGCGCCATGCAAATCCTCGCGATTGACGGCACGCCGCAACAGCATGCGTTTGTGCTCGAGGTCGCCCCCGAGCAACTGGCGGCCTATCCGACCGGCTCCGGCGGTGGGATTCCGACCGTGTGGGCCGTCTCGCGAAGCGATACCACCGCGTCGTTTGCGCCCGACCCGGGCGGGCGGCGCATTGACGCGCTCCTCCGATACCGCCGCCTCCCGCCCGAGCCGCTCCCGGCCGTCGAGCCGACCGACGTGCCCGTGTTCCCGTATCACAACTACCTCGTGCAAGCGGTCTACGTGTTTGCGCTCGAGCACGAGCGCGACCCGCGCGCGCCGCAAGAGGCCGGCGTGCGCGATAATCTCATGGCGCTGATTCGCCGCGGTGCCTCGCCCGTGCGCGCGCAACGCGCCGACATTCCGCTCGACCCGCTCGTCTTTGGGCGGCCGTTCCAAGGGGATTAGATGCCCGGCGGCCCCGACAGAGAAACGCCGGTTCCCGTGCGGCGATTCCAGGGCACCATGCTCGCCATGGATCCCGCCTTCGTGCCGCCCGGCTTCGTCACGCGGTGCGAGAATTGGGTACCCAATGTGAGCCTCGTGGTGAGCAAGCGGCTCGGCAGCGCGCCGTGGCAACGGTTGCCGCAACCCGGGCGCGTCGACCCGCTCGTGTACTGTAGCGGGAGCGACGGCACGCGCTACCTCTATTGCGTCGCCAACGACCAGCTTTATGTGTCGGTCAACGACGCGCCGATTACCACCGTCGCGAATGGCGCCTTTGCGGCGGGTCCGGTTGAGGACCTCCGCTATGGAGCCGCGGTCATCGGAGATACCTTGTACGTCGGCAACGATAGCGACCCCATCAAGCAAGTGCCGCTCGGCGCCGCCGCGGTCGACCTCGTGCCGCTGGCGCTCCTCGATGATACCGGATACGGCGCCACGGCGATTGCCGACGAGCTCGCCCGCGTGCTCGCCGGCACGTATAGCTTCCGGTGGGCGATCTACCACACGCCGACGCAACGGTGGACCAAGGTGGGGCCCGTGCGCACCGTGACCACCGCCGGGAGCGGGCGGCAACGCCTCGGGTTTCGCGCGCCGACGGTCGCGCTCGGAACGGGCGAGCTCTACCACCTCTTTCTCGCCGGCGTGGATCAAGAGATTGAGGGCGCGCACGACCAGACCCCGGCCGGGTTGCCAGTCTCGGGCGGTGCCGACCAATTCGCCTTGTGGGACGACCCGGCGGTGGAGTCGGCCACCGTGCCGATTCCGTCGACCGTCACGCGGCGCGGCGCGCACCTCATTGCACACCGCGGGCGCTTGTGGGGCGCCGGCGGGCTCGATGATACGGCGCGGCGCGCATGGGCAACCAACGTGCTCGTGCCCGGCCTCGAGCAGACGCTCTTTAACCAGGGGCTCTTTTTCCCGGCCGGCGCGGTGACGCCGGACTTGGGCGGCCCCATCACGGCGCTTGCCGTCGCCACGTTATCCTCAACCAATCGGAGCCCGACGTCGCCGCTCGGCATCATGACCGAGCAATCGACGTGGCTCTATTTCGGCGACCCATTAGACGATCCGTCGGCGTCGCTCGTGCAAGTGTCCGACGAGGTCGGATGCGTGAGCGACCGCACCGTGGCGTCGACGCCGCTCGGCATTCTCTTTTGCGGCAAGCGGAGCGTGTATCTCTTGACGCCGCAACAAGCCGAGCCGAAAGACGTGGGCTGGCCCATCGAGCCCGCGGTGCGCGGCGTGCCGGTACCCGAGCGGTCGCGGTGTTGGGCGATCTATCACCGCGGCTTTTACAAGCTGGCGCTGGTGCCGCCGGGCGGCGACACGCCGACGCAGCAATGGTGGCTCGACCTCCGCCGCGGCCTCGGCGACCCGCCGTCATGGTGGGGGCCGCATACGACGCCGGGCTATAGCGCCGCCGCCCGCGCGACGAATCATCCGGCCGAGGAGGATCGGGCGTGGGCGGCGCAAGAGAGCTCGGTCGCGTTTCTCGTCATGCTCGACCAGGCCGACCGCTACACCGACCCGGTCGGGCCGCGCTCGGGCGGGCAATGGAACGTCGCGCATTGGAACGTCGATGAATGGGCGCAAGAAAACGCCGTGCCGATTGTCTCGCGGCTCGTGACCGCGGACCTCGACGCCGGCGCGCCGTTGACGCCGAAGATTGCGAAGCGTGCGCGCATCGTCGCCAACGTCTTTGAGTCGACGTCGCTCGGCATCACCATCACCGCCGATCATAGTTACGGCGTCGCGGGTACGCTCACCGTGCCGCTCACGAGCGGCGACGTGTGGGAAACGGCCGTGTGGGATAGTGCCGAATGGGCAATGCAAACGTGGATCTTGAGCGAATTTGAGTGCCCCGTGCCCGAGCCGCGGGGCCGCCTTTTTTCGGCGACGTTAACGCACGTCGACCCCAACCCGTGTGACCTCCGCGACTTCGAGCTCCGCGTGCAACCGTCCGGCCGGGAAACCCAATGAGCCAGATTCCGCGCCCGCCGAAACAAGGCAACGTCATGACCTACGTGGCCAAAGTCGCCGCGGGGTATCCGCATATTCTCGCCGGCGAGATGGACGCCGACTTGGATACGATCTACGGCGCGTGGAATGCCGGCGCCGACACGGTCAACATTCGCGACGGCGCGGTGACGAGCGCCAAGCTGGCGGCGGATTCCGTCGGGCCGCGCGAGCTGCAAGACAGCGGCGTCGTCACGAGCAATCTGGCCGATGCCGCCGTGACGACGCCGAAGCTGGCGGATCTGGCGGTGACGACGGGGAAGCTGGCGGATAACGCGGTGACCGGCGCCAAGATCGCTCCGCTAGCGGTCGGGACGAGTGACCTCGCCGACGGCGCGGTGACCGCGGCGAAACTCGGGCCGGGGGCAGTCGGCGGGGCCGCGCTTGGGCCGAACTCGGTCAGCGCCGCGCAAATCGTGGACTTGAGCGTCGGCACCGCCGAGCTAGCTGACGCCGCCGTGACGCGCGCGAAGCTGGCACCCGGCGCGCTCCCCGGCGCGTCGCAAGCCGTGATCTACAGCAGCTTCCAGACCTTCACGCAAAATACGTGGGTGCGGGTCGCGACGCTGCCCGCGCTCACGACGCGCGGCGCCAATCCTGTGTTCCTCTTTACCAATCACGGCCTCGTCGCGAGTACCGGGGCGCCGAATGGGGCGCTTCGGATCCGGTGGATTCGCGACGGGACGCAGCTTACGTACAACGCGAGCGGCGGCGCGGATAGTAGCGCCTTTCCCGTGCCCTCGCTCCCGTGGCTCGACGTGGTGCCCGCGGCCGGAAGCTACGTCTATGCGGTCGACGTCTTTCTCGGCACGGGCGTGAGCGTCGTCTTGCTCGAAGCGGGCCTGATTGGCGGGCTTTTTGCGTTCGAGCTCGGGTAACGGGAAGGAACGGTATGGCCGTCACGCGACCACTCAAAGAGGGCAGCGTCACCACGTATCAGCAAAAGGTGGCCGCCGGCTTTCCCGACATTCTCGCGAGCGAGATGGATGCCGACCTTGATACGATCTACGCGGCGTGGAATGGCGGAGTGAACACGGCAAATCTCGTTGACGGGTCGGTTACGTATGCGAAGTTGGCGCCCGACGCGCAACTCTGGCGCGACACGGGCACGACGCTCACGCTCGGTACGAATTTCGTCACCCGGCCCGTCGTCGTGCAGTCCGGAACACTCGCGGTGCAGGGGACGACCGGTGCGGTCAAGACGCGCGTCTTCACGTCCGCGGCAAACGCCAACACATATGTTAGCAATAATTTTGACGTGAATGTCACCGCGCAGGATGATGCGACCAAGCCGTCATGGGTCCTCAATCTTGGCTCGACCGGCGCGGATCAATTTGCGGTGCGACGCGCGCCGCCGGGCTCAACGACGCTGGCATTTCCCCTCGTGCTCGATGCGAGCGGCAACCTCGGCCCCTTAGGCAATATCTCCACGGGGGGGGCGACGGGGGCCTATTGGGGGCCGGGCGTGCGCATTACGGGCGCGACCGCCGGGATTCGGTGCCAGAGTGTCGGCACCATGCAGAGCGATGGCTACTCGAACGCGGTCGCGATGGGCTGGGATGGCTCGAAAATTCAAGCGCGTGTGGATGGGACGGCTTTGGGTTCCGTCAACCTCACGCCGCCGTCCGACGAGCGTTTCAAAATCAATGTGACGGAGGACATTCCAGGGCTGGCGGCGGTGTGCGCGCTCCGACCAATCTCGTTCGAGTACGACCAGACCATGCGGGACATTGGATTCCCGACGGGCCGTCTCTACGGGCTGATCGCCCAAGAGGCACGGGCACACGTCCCCGCGGCGGTCGAGGAGGACAGCTCCGAGGAACATTGGTTGGCGTTGGACTATCGCGTGCTCGTGCCCGTGCTGATTCAGGCCATTAAGGACCTCGCGGCCCGCGTGGATGGCCTCGCGGTGCCGCGATGATCGACCGGGCGACCCTCGAGGCGCGCCGCGCCACCGTCCACGCCGAGCTCCTCGAGGCCATGCGCACCGTCGAGCGCTACCGCGGCGCGCTGGCGCTCCTCGACGAGCTCCTCGCGCTGCCCGACCCGCCACCGCCGCGCGGGCTCGAGGCCGTCGCATGATTCGCCGGGCGACATTCGGCGACGTGCCGGGGCTTCGCCGCCTCTTTGCGGCGTTGACGGCGGAGGTCGAGGCGAGCCGCGCGGTACAGTACCCGACGCACGGCGCCGAGGATCTGGATTCCTTTACGCTCTTGACGGCGCAACGGGTCGAGAACGATCCGACGTTGCTGCTCTACGTCGCAACCGACGACGCCGACGAGCTCGTCGGGTTTCTCGGCGGCGAGGTCTCCGAGCGGGCAATCGGCCAGCCGCGCTTTTTCGGCTCCGCGCACTGGCTCTACATCATGCCCGCTGCCCGGGGCCGCGGCCTCGCCCGCGAGCTCGTGCGCCGCGGCGCCGCTGACCTCGAGGCGCTCGGCGTGTCACACGTCGAGCTCGCGGCCGTCGCCGGCGATATGCAATGGGTCGCCCGCGGGTGGATGCCGTTCCTGATGCACCATGCCTTGCCGGTCGCCGCCGTGCTGGCCGGCGCCGCCGAGCGCCCCGCCGTCCAACCCACCGCGGCGGAGCTCCCGGCGGCGTCGGCCCCTCCTCCGCCGCCCGAGGCGCCGGCGCCCCCGAAACGCCGCCGCGGGCGGCCGCCCAAGCCGCGGCTTGTCGCGGGAGGCCGGGCGTGAGCCTCGTGATTCGCCTCGCCGAGCCCGGCGACCGTCGCGCGCTCGAGCTCCTTCTCGCCGGCCTCATGCGGGAGCATCAAGACGCCTTTCCCGGGGCGTATCCGCATTTCGCGAGCCCCG